ACCAAAGAAGTAGTGCAGCGGTTTATACGTCAGGTTAGAAGTAACTTTAGTCATCATCGAGCCCTGCATACCGTTAAAGTAATGAAGCTGATATGGACTGTCGCTGAGAATGCAGGAAAAATATCCGGTAATCCTTGGCGCCACTCTCAAATCAAGAAGCTACCCGATCGAGAGGTGCTTTGGACACAAGAACAAGTGGATGCCTTTATAGATGCGGCAGATGAGATGGGTCTGCACTCGATGGGAACCCTAGCCTTGATGTGCTATACTATGTGTCAGAGGCCCGGGGATGTACGTCAGCTGCGGTGGAGTGACATAAAGAATAATGTCTTTGAGTTTAAGCAGGAGAAGACAGGCACAGAAGTATACGTTCCTCTGGCTCCAGTTCTTAAAGAGAGACTATCGAAAATACATGAAGGTCACGCATGGGAGACCATCTTAACCTATGAGGTTACTGGTAAGCCTTACTCTCAGTGGGATTATGCTAAGATAGCTCGATCCATAATGCGTAAAGCCAATCTACCTAAAGAGTTACGCATAGGAGATCTCCGCCGCACAGGAACCACTAAGCTAGCCGACTCTGGATGTACGGAAGATCAAATCATGAGTGTGACCGGACATAAGAGCCGTGAGATGGTCAGTGTCTATGTAAAACGGTCTCGGGAAACTGCACAACATGCAATAGCTCAAGCGTGGGGCCAATGACGCCATTCGTTCACCTAGTAACACTGAAGTTAGGAGACCACACGGTGTTCCTCGCACAGTCCGATCTTGGGGAATTCAAGTGTACGGTCAGCCTAAAGGATCCTAACGATAAATTAGTAGATCAGGTTGAGGTCAATGACATTAACGAATTGAGCAAAGTCATATCCCTAATGAAAATAATCGTAGGAGAATCCTAATGGACATCAATACCGCTCGTAAGGAATTAGAAATGGAGTGTGCCAGATTGTTTGGCAAGCCATCACATATCTTCATCGAGCGGCTGATTGATCTAATTAAGGCAGAGAGAGATGAATTACGAAAAATCGATCCCACCGTGGCTGGAGCAAGAGCTCAGAAGCCTAGGGGTAACAGAAGCCCCGCCGAATAAACCGCCGGCTACGGAAGTAGTCAGAGATTACTCTTTTAAGAGAGTTGAGCTGGACGAGAATGGAGAACCCCCGTTTTGATTAATGCAACTTATATTGACCACATGGGCTCTGACCTATCTGTAGTGAACGCCGCCCGAGTCAGCTTTGGTAAGAAGAGTGAACTTGAGTGCATTGATATGGTTAAGGGTAAGTATATGCTTTCTCACAAGGATAGAAAGCTGATCAATTATCTAGCCGAGCATAATCATATTAGCCCCTTTGGGCATTGCTTTGCCAGCTTTCATATCAAGGCGCCTGTGTTTGTTGCGCGCCAGCTTGTGAAGCATAAGTTCTTGAGATGGAACGAGATCAGTCGCCGGTATGTAGATGAAGAACCTGAGTTTTATGAGCCTGATAATTGGCGAGGTAAAGCCGCCAATAAAAAGCAAGGAAGCTCCGGATCTATAGACCTAGATGAGATTGATTCATTCCATTGCAATGACTCGATCATGACTAATGGTAATGACGGTGTTTACTTAGCTACGCAGGACACTCTTAGCATGTATAAAGCTCTTCTAAGAGCTGGTGTATGCCCAGAGCAAGCTCGAATGATATTGCCCCAGAGTATGATGACTGAGTGGTACTGGTCAGGTTCCCTAGATGCCTTTGCCGATATGTGTAAGCTCAGATGTGCTCCTGATACACAGGCTGAGACACAGTTAGTAGCTTGGGATATTTACTATCAGATGAAGGAGTTCTTTCCTGTATCTTGGGAAGCTTTAACAAAGAGTATCGATGATGCCTAGCACACCCGCACAAAAACGCTCACAACGACTAAAGCAGATGTATGGCATTGATGAACGATGGATTGAGGCTCAGCTACAGTGGCAAGACAATTGCTGTGATGGCTGTAAGAGACCATTTAGTAAAGAACTTAGGTATGTCGTTGACCATAAGCACGACACTTCTGTGAAGATAGTACGACATCTTTTATGCGATTCCTGCAATGGGGCATTAGGCACATTAGAAAAGCTTCAAAAGAACAGGTCAGTATTTAATAGACTGCAATTAATAGCCGATCGGTATGCCCACTATGAGGATGAGTACCCGCAGGAGAATGCGGGATGAATAAACGCATACCTACGAAAGGTGGTGATGAATATGATGCCCTAAGTAAGGCGCGTAAGTTCCACCTATGGAAGGCAGGACAATTAAAGAAGATCAAACGTGCCTACAACAAAAGGTTCCGTAAATATAATAAGGTTACCCGAGATGAATAATTCTATTAAAGTAACAGAGATAGAAGAGCATGAGGATGGGTCAGCGACACTACAAGTAGAGTGCGATCCAGAGACATTTCGCCTAGTATTTGATTACGGGTTCGTAGAGCTGGTAAAAAATGGGATAGCTAAGGCAGCTAATGATCCCACATATATTCGCCCAATGTCGGAAGATGAGATTGGACGCGCTACTGAAAGAGCTAAGTTTAACAAGAGCACTTAGCTAAGGTAACTTTATTTTATCAACGTGTAAAACAAGGAATAACGAGGAATAGAATGGAATGGTAGGTTCTTGGCGCCAAATAGCCCTTATTTTAAAGGCTTGGTTGCGGGAGTAGGATTTGAACCTACGACCTTCAGGGTAGATGAGTGTTATATTTATCAAATACTTACAGCCGCATTATTCTGTGGACAACTAACTCCTCATTTTGTTAAGGTATTAGTACAGGTTGGAGGCTTACATGTATTCTTACAGAGACCAAATAGAGATGCTAGACAATATCATAGTCAAAGAAGGACATGGTATTAATATTAATTGTCCATTCTGCGGAGGTCGTAAGACACTAGGAATTGCTGTTAGAGATGGCAGAAAGCTATGGCACTGTTTTAAGGTCAGCTGCGGTGTAAAGGGTTCAAAGACTGTAGGCATGTCCACAACCACACTAAGACGTAAGCTCAATGGTGTATCTACTGCCCAAACAAAAACTCTACTGGAGATACCTACACTATTATCTTCTCCGGATAATCATCCTGCAGTGATCAAGTATCTCGAAGACAATAATAGCCTCGAGGCATATCAGAAGGGATTAATAAGAGTGGAATACGCGCCGGCAGATAAAAGAGTGTTGTTTTTCTCACAGTCTGGATCTGGCGCCGTAGGGAGATCTCTAGTAGGAGATTTACCTAAGTGGAAACAATACGGCAGTATAGAAGGATTACTTACGGTAGGTACTGGAAACACCGCTATTGTTGTAGAGGATATTAATTCTGCATGTGTTGCCGGGATGTTCCGCGATTGTTCCGGTTGTGCGCTTCTAGGTACTGTGCTAAGCCTTCAACAGAAGAAAGAACTATGTACCTTTGATAGGGTAGTTATTGCACTAGATAAGGATGCAAGTAGAAAGTCAATTAGACTTAAGGAAAGGTTGGAAGGAAGAGTCGATGTCAAAATTGTTTTTCTCGAGGAGGATATTAAAAATGCACCTCCAAAGAATGTCGAGAAACTCTTATTGCAGTTTTAAAAAATGTATCCCTGCGTTCATAGGTGTAGTCGAACATACTTTTACAGGTTCGTATCTATTAAAACCATACGGAGCGCATTACAGAAAAGCTTTACGCCTACTTAATAAAAAAGTGCTCAAAACTACTTCTGATTGGACGGGCGTGAATATTTGGGGAAGTCCAATAGTTCCAATAGCCCCGCCCCCCTTGTGTGTGATCAATTAAAATATATAGAGATCAGTTAGTCGAAGCAAACCTAGTACCGACTATAAACACAAGGAAAAGGTATAATGAAGGCCAGAGGATTAATTCTCATAGATTATGAGTTGCCCGGGGGGTATATGGATGCCGCTGAGGAGCAGAAAAGATTAGAAGAAGCTATGAACAATTTGGTGAGGGGAAATAATAGGGTTTCCTACTACCAATGCGACATTAAAGAGCGGCGGGGTGATGCAAAGCCCGATCTAAGGAAGCTCAAGATCAGAACTGGATAGAAAAAAGCCCCCGACTAAAAATCGGGGGTTTATTTTTTGCCAACATTAATGTATCTATTATTCACCTAACGGAAATTAACAAGGTGACCATGCTAGATACATCCATACTAAAGTCCTTATTAAATTATGAGTTCTATGAGCAGAACAAAGGCAAATTAAACCGAAAGCTATTCGCTGACGAGATACGATCGTTATATACGGTGCTTATCGGAGCTCACGAAACCTACCAGCACGATCTTACATCTAAAGAGCTGTATAAGATCTGGGAGACAGAGAATCCTGTATCGACTCGAGCTGAAAGAGCAGAGATCGAGGATGTCTTATCCCTCGTAGACATGGAAGAAGAATACAGCCCAGCTGTAGCGACTGACGTCATCTCTAAATTATGGCAGAGGGATGTTGGTAAACAGATAGCCACACTTGGATTAGAGATATCTGAGGGAAACCCCAGCGCTCTAAAAAAAGCCCTTGAAGTATTAGAGAAGCACAGCTCTGGATTCATCGATGATGAGTTCGGGCCGGATACTACTTTAGATATAGATGAGCTTAAGCACGATATGGATAACTCCAATCGAGCCAAGTTCAACATAGAGACGCTCTCTCGACGGGTGTATGGAATTCAAAGAACTGAATTCGGAATTATATTTGCTATCTCTAATGTAGGTAAGACCGCCTTTGTGGTCAGCTTAGCATTAGCCCCCGGTGGATTTGTAGATCAGGGTCATAGGGTAGCCGTATTAGGTAATGAAGAATCCACTAGGAGAACAGTTGCTAGAGCTTACTCGGCTGCTACGGGTCTTACCAAGGAGGAAGTCCTAGCAGATACTGAGAAGGCTAAGGTTATATTTGAGGCTCGCCATAGAGGTCTCATCAGCTTCAAAGATACTCAAGATTGGGATCTCGATAAGATAGAGGCCTACATTAAGGAGAAGAAAGCTTCGATCGTGTTTATTGATCAGGCTGACAAAGTAACTATCGGAGGAAATTTTAATGCCTCCCATGAGCGCCTCAGAGAAGTATACAGACGTATCCGAGAAGTAGCTAAGCGTCAGAACTGTGCAATCTTTGGTGTGTCTCAAGCCTCTGCAGAAGCGGAGGGTAAGACCCGACTATCATTTACTATGATGGAAGGATCTAAGATCGGTAAAGCTAGTGAAGCTGATCTTATTATTGGCATTGGTAAGCTCGATGTCGATCCGGATGATGAGATCCGGCACATTACAATTTCTAAAAATAAAATAAGCGGATGGCACGGCACTATAGCTGCAAGAATTCATCCCCAAATTTCAAGGTACACGGAGTAGATATGTTTAACCTAACAGGAGAAGTCCTAGTCTGGGATTTCGAGACCACAGTAAAAGACGTTAACGGAAAAACTGACAATTCACCATTTAACAAAGACAACAGATGTGTTGGTGTTTGGTGGTGTATGATCAAAGATGGTATCATTGGGCCTGTACATAGACTTGTATGGAACCATAATGAGAAGCCCCAGCCTGATGGAAGGGAGGCGTTTCAGAAGGATCTAGATCGGGCAGATCTGATTGTAGCGCATAACGCTAAATTCGACACAATATGGGCATTGGAGCTGGAGTTTCTTATTAGCTCCCCAATCTGGTGTACTATGATCGCCGAATTTGTTTTCGCAAGAGCTCAGCAATGGAAGCTCAGTCTGGAAAATACGGCTATCCGCCGTGGCGTTACGCACAAGAAAGCAGATCTTGTTAGCGACATGTTTAAAGACGGTATCGGGTTTGAGGCTATGCCTTTTGCTACTGTCGATGAGTATGCCGAGGCAGATGTGATTTCTTGTGCCGAAATATTTCTATCTCAAGTAGATGAGCTCGAGGAGAACAAAGGTCTTCGGCCTGTCATAGAGCTCATGAATGAGATGCTAGAGTTCTTAGTTGAGATAGAGCGAAATGGTATCAACATAGATATCGAAGCCCTAGACAAGGTAGAAGCAGAATTCATTTCCGAAAGAGATACCTTAATTAAAAGGCTGGAGGAAATTGCTAGACATGTATTAGGCGATACTCCGTTTAATTTAAACAGTGGGCCGGATCAAACCAAGATCGTATACGGTCGCGTTGTGACAGATAGGAAGCTCCACGCTACTCTGTTCAACATAGGAGTTGGTGCTAACGGTAAGCCGCTACCTATACCTCGATACAAGCCATCTAAGCATAGCGCCTGTGTCAGAGCATCTACTGCAGTGATTAAAAAGACGGTCGCTCAGTGCTGCCCTGTGTGTAATGGATCAGGGCGTCAGTTTAAGCTTACCAAGAAGGGTGAGCCCTATAAGAACCAGCCTAGATGCAAAACCTGTGATGGGGATGGTGCCATCTATCAAGATACTGGAGAGACAGCCGGCCTTAAAATGGTTCCTCTAGACCCTAGCTATGCCAGCATAAATGGATTCAAGGTTGATAAGATAACTAACAAGCTTCTAATCAATCAGGCTCGAGATAAAGGATATGATCTAGCTGTAGAATACTTGGAGAAGATGAGCCGGCTTAATGCGGTAAATACTTATCTTAATTCATTCGTGGCAGGTATACGGACATGGGTTAGAGAAGATGGTATTCTTCATGCAAACTTTAATCAGACGGTTGCTCGTACAGGGCGCCTAAGTAGTAGCAATCCTAATTTCCAGAATATTCCAAAGTCTCAGAAGTTTCCTGTGCGACAGTGCATAGTCAGCCGCTTCGGAGAGCAAAATTTGATCATGGAAGCTGACTTCTCCGGTCTTGAATTCAGAGTCGCAGGAGAGCTCAGTAGAGACCCTCAGATTCTGGATGATATTCTTTCCGGTAAGGATGTTCATAAACAGACTGCATCGATCATTAATCGTTGTGATGAGTCGGAAGTATCTAAGGATATGAGACAGGCTGCGAAGGCTTACACATTCGCCCCGTTGTATGGAGGCACAGGGATGTCAGAACCATCGCATATACAAGAGTACTTTAAAACTTACTTCTCCATATATTCTGGCCTCAAGGATTGGCACAGAGAGCTTATGGATGGAGTTCTAAAGGATGGTATAGTCAGAACCCCTAGCGGTCGAGAATTCTTCTTCCCTAACGCTGAGAGATCCAGCAACGGCAAGATCAAACGGTATTCCCAACAGATCGTTAACTATCCCGTACAGAGCTTTGCCACAGGAGACTGTGTTCCCTTAGCCTGTATCAGAGCATTGCAGTATTTTAGGAAGCATAATCTAAAATCTAAACTCATCCTAACTGTGCATGACTCACTGGTCGTAGATTGCTTATCTGAGGAAAAGGATAAGGTAGTTGCAGGATTGCAATGGGCTATGGAGGGCGTGAAAGA